TATCTTGGACAGGGAATCAATAAGACGAGGTATTTCTAGATTACGCAGACAATAGTCATGTGACAAAGGGGATACTGATATGCCGAAGATAGGCAAGAAGAAATTTCCGTATACGAAGAAGGGGATGGCTGCATATAAGAAGGCGGTGAAAAAGGGGAAGAAGTAATTGGTAATGGTAGGGCGGGAGAGTGTTCAGTCCCGGCTTGCTAAGTATGACTTTCCTGTATATTGCGAGTATGTGCATGGGGACACGATTGAGAGGATTTTAGGGCAGAGGACATTATGTGATCACCTGATGTTCTGGCAGGAGGAGTTACAGAAAGAAGGCCGTGACTCACTGATCATAGCACCTCCTGAGTCTATTAAGTCCACACTGCTGAGATGGTACATGGAATGGGTCCTTGGTAAAGACAGGGACATTACGATGCTGTATGTGATGAATACGGCAACGCAGGCCATGAGGCAGAATGTTTCCATACAGGAGACTATTACTAAGAATACCCGTTACAGGGAAGTGTTCCCTGATGTGATACCTGCCAAGGGAAAGTCGTGGTCACAGGAAGCTACCTTCATCGAAAGGCAGACCCTAGAGGCACAGGCGAACCCGGACCCCAGTATATTTGCTACCGGGTGGGACGGCCCTTACCAGGGATTACATCCGAAGTATATATTGCTTGATGACCTTACGAACCAGACAGATGTAACCTCGGATGCCGTTATGCGGAGACAGAGGGATCTGTTAGTGGGTGTTCTTTCGGACAGAAGGCAGAGGGGCGGTACTATAAAAGCCATCTGGACGAGATGGGGTGAGCAAGACCTGACTCCAACTCTCAAGGATATGGGCTTTAAGATTATTCAGCAGCCAGTGGAAGGTGAATATCCCTGGGGCAGACTCTTATGCCCACTGGTCTTTCCTGATGACAGGATACAGGAGATCAGGGATAGAAAAGTCACCTCTTTACCCGATGGAACGATTATAGACTCAGGGCTGTTTCCCTTGACTTATATGTGCAATCCGCAGGCTGCATCGGGTTCACTGGTTAAGAGGGACTGGTGGCGATTTTATAACGCTCAGAATCCACCTGAGTTTAAATACATCATCCATTCATGGGACTTATCCACTGGAAGAAAGGGTGGTGACTTCAGTGCATATGGTGCATGGGGCTGTGCGGAGAACGGATATTACTTAATAGACGCAGGTCACTGGAGGCTTGAGGGGGATGAACTGCTAACGAAGATGAAGCTTTTAGCAGCAAGGGATATGCCGAGATATGTGCTGGTGGAAGATGCAAGCCCGTCTGTTAACATGATACAAACCCTTGAGAAGCATACGAACCTGCCCCTGAAACCCGAGAAGCCCGGTACCAAGGACAAGATCGCAAGGCTCAAGGCACGGCTTCATCTCATAGAGGTCGGCAGGGTATGGCTTCCAAATGGTCAGCAGTGGGTATATGATTTCATAGATGAGGTCAGTTCCTTTCCTGGTGGCCGGTACGATGACCAGGTAGACCAGTTATCACAGGCTCTCAAATTCTTTGATACAGCCCCTTCCCGCAGCATGTCTGGAGGAGGGGCTATAAGGGCGATCTGATGCCAATACACGATATAGATTATCTGAAGGAAGAATCCCGGCAGCTGTTGAACGATGTGTGGGGCGGTACGCACCGTAACTGGGAAGAAGACGGTGATTACTACGAGGGGAATATATCTATCGAGGTTCCCGAGTGGATCTCGGATAATCAGAAGATAGTACCCGCAAGTGGTAATAACAAGATAAATAAGGCCGCAGACCAGTTCATTACATCTGAAACAGTGGTGAAAAGACCCCCGATAGGTAAGGGGGAAAGCGCACAGAAGAAGGCAGAGATGCTTAGTAAGTGGGCTACACTCGCTGCAAGGGGTCTTAACCGCTTCAGCATGGTGCCGCCTTACAAGACTTTCGGTAAGCATCTGGCACTCTACGGCTATGCCAATAAGTACGGACCTATATGGGACGATGCCTTGTGGCCTCTTAATCCCAGTAAAAGGCGTAAGGATTACGATAAGCTGATGGATAAACGTGCCGAGTCACTGAAGCAGATATATCCGTTTGTCGTGCAGGTGCCTCATCCGTCCAAGATACTTCTTGACCCGGCAGAGATGAAACAGCCTACCTTCGGGTATCTCAGAAGCCGCAGGGCAAAGAAGCATTTGTGGAATACTTACCCCGATAAGGCTTCTGATCTTCAGGGCAGACCGTATGACGAGGTCGATGTGCTTACTTACTGGAGCCTCGATCAGCATGTTGTAATGGTTGATAGTGCAGATAACCCGATTATCATAGATGAAAAGGAGAACCCTTACGGGTTCGTACCTTTCTCACAGGCGTTTCTCGGGTTAGGGCGTGATACGGAATACGAAGATACCGATGCTCTCAGCAGTATGTGTGTCGGGTTTTTACGGCGCATATACAGCCAGATGAGAGCCGAGGCTTTACAGGCTACTTCTATCAATCACCTTATCTTCCGAATGGCATTCCAGCATGTACTCACATCTATGGATGCACAGGAATTCAATGAATTGTACGGCTCACAGATGGTAATCGGTGGGCTTGGTGATGACATATCAAAGGCCGTCAGGTGGGAAGATGTTCCCAATGTACCGGCATGGTTCTTCCAGTTCTGGGGTACTATCAAGGGTGATATCGAGGCAGGAACCTTTGGAGAGATACTCGGTGGAGCTAAGCTGCCCGGTGTGGAGACTGCATCACAGCATGCACAGATTACATCCAAGGCAAGGCAGGTATTTAATAATCCCATTCAGCAGATTAACCATGTTGCATCTCTCGATGTCGGTAATATGGCTAAACTCGTTGAGGTCTATAAAGACCCAGTTACCATGAGAGGTACTATCAATGGTGTTATGAATGACTTCACCGTTACAGGTGAGGATTTCCAGGGTAACTATGTCTTCGATGCGGATATCGAGGCCAGTGACCCAATGGAGCAGACGGCACGGCTTGAAACTCTTATGGCTTTGAGAGGGGCTCCCGGGCCTTATGGCTCACCGGGTGCTATAGATTACAAGACTTTCTTAGAGAATATGCCTCCAATGCTTACTACTTCACAGGATGAACTCATGGAGCGTACTCTCGCAGAACCTGGTATACAGCAGGCTATGGGTAACCCACAGATACAGGCCATGATATTTGCCGAGGTGCAGAAACTGTGGTCTGAGAAGATGGGTATGCCACCGACTCCGCAGGGCGCACCACCAATGGGGCCTGAAGGCGCACCGACAATGGGACCCGAAGAAGGGCTGCCACCGATAGGGCCTGAAGAAGGTATGCCGATGGGACCGCCGATGGGGCCACCAATGGGATCACCGATGGGGCCGGGACAGAATGGGGGGCCGATGCTTGGCTAAGAAAAGTTATACCACCATAATGGCAGAGCAGATCGTTAACTCAATGGAATATCAGAAGGACGCTCTTATAGCACTTATGCCTGTACCGCCCGGCATGGAAGAAATGCCCAATAGAAAAGAAGCAACTAAGAGAATACGGGATCTTATAATTAACAGCCAGAATCCAGAGATGGTCAGGATGGTTGGAGATATGGTCGGTGGGCCTGGTGAGATTATGAGAATGTTGAGTGAGGAGCAATAAATGGCAGAACCATACAGGAGCCCCAAATTCCTTGTAGGAACAGCAGATGCCGAGCAATATTGGGCAAATCAGCCACTAATGGCACAGGCATATACGCCGGAAGACTGGATGGAACAAATTCCACAAGACCTGGATGACAGGATCAACGAACTGGTGGGATTAGCATGGCCGATAGATCCTAATGATCCTAACAGAATACCCGTCAGAACGGCAGTAAATCAGGCTTTATATGAACTAAGGATGTATCCTGAATTTAATCAGGCTATCGACCAAGCATTTATAAGGTCGATAATAACAGGCGAACCTATCGAGTATCCTACTGGGTTTCAGATACCTGGTGAGGTATTCGGGCAACCGGGACGGACATATCAAGGACAGGGGTCAAGGTCGGTTAAAGATATAACTGGTACTCAGCCGACAGAGCCGGGAGTCTGGACTCCCGGGACTATCTGGACTCCTGAAGATTTAAAAAAGGCTGGCATTGATCTAGGTGACCAGTATGCAGGACTTTCTTACCAGGTAAGTGAAGATGGCACTCTTGAGCCACTGATCCCACCAGGCCGTTCAGCCCAGTTCGGTCAGTGGATGGAACCGCCTGAAGGGATGAGGGAAGCTGGACTGGAACAGGGTAAGGAACCTGTTTTCGATAAGCAGAACGGTGTATGGCTCTTACAGGATATTCCTGAAAAGCCTCCTATGGCATGGAATGTTCGTGTTGAACAACTTCTGAACCAGGCTGCCGCAGCTACAACTGAAAAGGAATCTACAAGGCTTCTTGGTGAGGCACAGGAAAAATGGAACTTCTGGAACCAGATGAAGCCGGGTGAGAAGGTAGAACTGTCACTGCGTCTTGCTACAAGTCCTGGTGATTATGTGACTTACTGGGCATTAGCCCGAGATCCCAATGCAGCTCGTACCAGTTTTGAACCCGGTCAAAGGCGTATTCCTTTTCCTGATCAGCTCATAGATACCATTGCACGCCAGCTTGGTCTTTCGACTTCTCTGCCCGAGGAAGAGACAAGGCAGGCGATGGCAACTGGTATATCTGTTGAGGACACACCTTCTGCAAAAAAACCAGATACTACTACGGATATCACTACGGATGGTACTACGGATGCTACTACGGATACTACTGGTGAAGACCAACCACCACCAGTATATACAGAACCTGAAATGGGTGTTCATGCCGGAGTAGTTGCACCAGAAGTCTCAGGGCAGTTACCGGCCATTGGTGTAGATGGAACAGGGCAGCTACAAATGCCCGGAGAAATGCCCGGGTACCTAACAGGTCCACAGGCTGCAACTCTGCCACCACTTCAAATACCGGGTGGGACACCAGGGTATGTAACAGGCCCACAAGGCATCGGTGTAGATGAAGCAGGATCAATAGTTGATATCCCAACACCGGGGTATGCCGTGGCTCCTGCTATGACGGCATCACAACGGGCGAGACTGCGCCCGATGACGGCATCACAAAAAATGGAGCAACAAGCTGGCTTGATCGAAAAAACAGGTGATGTAGGAGAGGTAACACCCGAATGGAAAGCACAGGCCGATGCCAGACGAGAAGCAGCTATGGCTAATGTGACTATGCCCCAATATGCTATGGATCAGGGTCCGGCTCCAGTTGATGTGGCTGCACCTGCATATGCATCACTGCCTGTTATGGCTCAGCCACCTACGATGTGGTCTGGGAC